CAATCCGGAACAGCGTATGGGTTAACCATAGGAGCTGGGTATAATAATTATTTAACAGGAAGCATAGATGGTCTTCGTATAACAAAAGGAACTAAAAGATATACATACGTTCCTGTTGCAAACTTTACTGTGCCAACATCAGAGCCAAGCGCATAACGATATAGTTTCATAAGCAGTATTTTTAGCCAAGTTTGACTAATAAATTTCTGGTATGATCAGAGACTAGTATAAACTCTCTAAAGGAATAGGGGCATGACAGAAAAAGAAACGGGCGGGAAGCTTACTCAAAATTGGACTTTAGTACTGCCCGTAGGTGCATTAACTCTTCTAGGGGCATTGATGTTATCTGTGTCAAATGAAGCAGCCATAGGGTTGAAGCTAGCTGAACAGCATGGCGAAAGTATCCTTCTTTTGCGTGATGAAGTGAGATTGCTTAGACTAGAGATAAAAGAACGCACTCAGAATCGGTATACAGCCCAAGATGCTGAGCGCGATTTGGCTCATATCCGACAGGATTTGGCAGAACTGAAACAAGAGTTGAGAGAACTAAGATGATGAAAATCTGGGAAAAACTTTCAACCTGGCAGAAAAGAGCTACAACTCTTTCTGCTTTAGCTTCTGCTGTAGCCGCAATGGCAGGCATGCTCTGGGTTGGAGCCAATGCTTTTGCCACTGATAAGGAAGTCGTAGCCGAAGTCTCGAAAGTAGAGCACAAACTTGAACAATACATTGTCAATAAGACTTTGTATGATGCTCGTAGGAGCTTACAGCAGGTGAAATTCCAACTATTAGATCCGGGCATCTCAGATGCACAACGTCAATTGTTGGAAGAATCTAAAAAAGAACTACAGCATATCATAACTTGTGTTCAGTCTGGGAACGAGCACTGCGAACAATGAGATGTTTAAATTAATTAGGCAACACCCTCGCACAGTGGTGTGCCAGGTTCTTTGGGGAATATGTATATTTCTCGAATTGTTATTTATCTACACGAAATTGGTCTCATGAAGTTAGGCGAAAGACAAGAACTATTTATGCGACTCTTACCTCGACTTATTGACAAAGCTCATGAGTTGGGTTTTGAAATACGCGGAGGAGACTTATTTAGAGATCCGCGGTTGCATGGAGAAGTTGGTAAGCCTTCTCTAAAAAAATTTTTAAAGAAGTTTATTGGCTCTGCGCATAACAGAACTATTGAAGATGCGGGTTACCTCCATTATGGAAACCCGCACTCTCAGCACAAGAATAAATGTGCCATTGATTTGAACCTGCGCCATCCTGAAACAGGAATGGTTTGGAGCAGTGAAGGACACCGCGAACTAGGTGAGTGGTGGGAAAAACAACACCCTATGTGCCGTTGGGGCGGAAGATATAATGACGGCAACCATTATGAACTACTACCCTGGAGATAATCATGAGTTGGATGAAAGACGCAGTTGAAGGTTTCAAGAAGCTTAACGAAGAAAAGGCAAAAGAAGGTAAAAGCCTTCTTAAGTATTACGCTCTTGGCGGAGTAGCTGCCCTTATCTTGGTTCTTATCATTATCAATGCTGTTGTGCGCTAAGAGGATATTAAGAAATGAATGAGTATGAAATTCTATCTATGGAAATTGAGTTCCTCACGCAGGAAATCGGAGAACTGGCTGAAGAGCTAAACGAAAAGAAAGAGCTTAGACGACAGATGGAAGAATCTATGCTTGAGGATGAATCACCTTTCTGGACTGCAGACGATCCTTCTGATCCGCTGCATGGGCGTTACAACAAGCAAGTCAATGCTATTAAAGCAGCCCTTTTAGCAGGTAATAGAGCCGAAAGGTATTACGCAAAAGTACATCCTACCTTTAACAATAAAATTATTACGACCCTTGCTGAAAGAAAAGAGGACATTAGTCCTGAGTTCATGGAACTTTACAATAGTGAGCAAACAGAGAACTTATTCCCCATTGGATGGGGTGGCCGTCTGAAGCTTGGTTACTACTTGGATGCTCCTAATGCAGGAGAAGACGGAGCTGAAGTTTCTGGTTATCTCTTTCTTTGGGGCGGTAACTATGGACCTATTGCAGCACGCAAAAGTTTTGAGCAGTTTTGGGCAGATCCTAACCAGCTCGAGAACCAGAGAAAGATAGCTGAGCGGAGAATGCGGTCTGCAGACTTCTACTACAAAATTGCAACAATGACTCGCACCGTAGAAGATTTTCTAGCAAAACATCCGCATTATGAACCTCTTAGATGATAAGATAAGGAGACAGAGGAAATACACCGCTTTCTGGGCGGTGTTCCTCATGGCATCAGTTGCGCTCTTTTGGAATAAATTAAGCGGAGCTGAGTATGTCAGTCTAGTCTGGTCTGTATTTGGTTTATTTATGGCTGGTAACGTCGGTGAGCATTGGACTAAGACAAAAAAGGTAGAAACAAATGCTAAAAATAATTAGCACAGTAATGAGATTTTTTATGCCTTATAAATCATGGATCATGACAGGCTTAATTGTTGCAGGTGTTAGTCTTGCAGCAATCTTTTATGGTAATTGTCGCTCAAATGCTGCGCATCTCGAGAATGCATATGCACAAGTTAAAAGCTTAAGAACCGATCTTCAATTAGCTCGTATTGGGTTAGACGTACGAAATGATCGTATTAAATCTATAAATGCTCGGCACAAAGCTGAATTACAGAATGCTCGAGATTTGCTACAGCAATCTTTGGCTATGGCTGCGGCTATTCGCGCAGAACGCGATGAAATTCGGGAAGATTTAAAAATTTCACAATTTGAATTATTAGAGGCAATTCGTGATGATGAAATTATGGCAGATTGGGTTGATTGGCCTGTGCCTTCTAGTGCTTGGAGCTTGCTCCGTAACGCCGCAGAAGGTCGCAATACCTTGCCTGGAACCGAGCCTTGAGATACAGAAACAGTATATTCCTTTACCTAGTGATTTAACAACGGCCCCCACCATGCCGGAGATTCCTTCACAAGGGGATAATGCTGCACTTTTAAATTGGTCACTTCAATGCGCTTCTGCTGTTAGGCAGTGTGCCATTCAACTTAACGCACTAAAGGATATTGAGGAAAAACAAAATGATTAGTCCATCTGGTGGAATCCCTGAGTTTCCTTTAAACATTGAAAAAGGCGCTTCTTTTGACCATACGTTTCAATGGTTTGGGGGCGGGAAACGGGTTGCACCTATTGAATACTTAATTCCTGGATATCCAACGACTTTTCAAATTACGGCGCACGGTCTTAATGGTGTATCGCCCACTCCTGTGATCATATCAGGAGTTCGTGCGTATAATGAATACGAAAATGAACGCCAGATGCGTAACATCAATAGTGAAGACACAGGAATTGATCTGGCGACCCGGGTTGATGACAACACATTTACAATGAATGTTTCAACAGTGGGAGATCTGTGGGTTCCTGGCACGGGAGAGGCAACGTACTGGCTACATACTGACATTACAGGATATGGAGGAGAGTGCAACATTAGAAAAAATTGGCACTCTCCTGTGGCTCATGTTATTTCTACGGCACTGGGCACAATGACACTAGACGGAGCGGACGGATCTATTCGTCTTCAAATTGCCTCAAATGTAACAAACACTATAGACTTGGTAAATGGGATTTTTGATGTGGATTTGTGGCCAGGAGGAGGCCCAAGACCTACAGACGGATCAACTATTGTTCGAGTATTTAAAGGGCCGGTAAAATTCCACAAGGATAGCTAATGTCTAAAATTATTCATGACCCAGAAAAGCCGGAAAAAGTATTCATGCAGCCTGAGCATGGGTCTCGTCCTATTCGCTATGTAGACGCAATTGAAAGAGCTGGCATTATGGCAGATTTGAAACATGGTATTGCCATGTTTACTTCTAGATCTGTTCCCAGCGTGGGGCCTCCAGGACCTCCGGGGCAAGATTTTAATAGTTTGTACGATACTGTTATTGCTTCATGCTCAAACGAAAGTACTCCACTGACGGTCGGTGGGCCAAAAACAACTTTTAGAGCACCCTACAGCTTAGACCTCACTACGGGGTATATTCGAGCAAGTTTAACTACTGCTCCCGAAGGTGCTCCACTTACCATTCAAATTACAATGAATGGAGCAAATCTATTTACTACAGAATTACAAATTGACTCGGGGAGTCGAACATCGGTAGGATCGGCGGTAACTGCAGTCATTGATCCCGCAAAACTTCTTGTTCCTGATGATGCGGAGTTTCTGGTGTACATTACCGGAGTTGGTAGCATTTTTGCGGGTACGGGACTTAAAGTAGCCGTCACTGGAATTAAGGTAGAATAAATGGCTGCTATTTATCAATGGTTCCCTGGAGCTGCTAACTATGAATACATATTGCTCTCAGCTAATGAGAACGATTCGCTGCATTATGTTGGTTATGATTTTGACACAGGTGCATATCGAGTATTTGCTAAAGTTTATGAAATAGGAACAGGGATTGAAGGGACACAAAATTTTTGGCTAACAGCTTATGCAGAAAATAGAGGAGCAAACGCAGGTGTTAAATTATTTGCATGGCGAGGGCATTGCTTCTCTGAAGTCTCAAAAATTGATTTTAAATCGGTAGATACTTATAACCCATCTTCTATTTTTTTAATTACCAATGATGAAAGTGAGTTATTAGTTGCCAGATCTCAAGATTATGGGCACGGTTTTTCTAGACATTCTTTACCCACATCTCCTCCGTGGATTGCCCCCCCTACAAATGAAGGCTATACGCTTTCTATAGAGGGTCAGAGTGGCGCCATTGACGCTTGGACTGCCTTATTTGATTACTGTCATAATAACAAAGGGCGATATGAAAAAGGCGACTCGTTTGTAACTGGCCCTAACTCTATTGTTGCTCCTTCTTATCCTACAGCTATTGCTACTTATACAAAGATAACATCGCCGCCTGGTATTATTGGCATGTATCAAAATACTGATTATGAGATAACGTGGGGAGCAGGTGGATGGCAAGGCGGTGGTGTTAATAGAGAATCAGGATATGGCGTAGTTAACCGAAGGACATTTTTGCCCGGAGGAGAAACAGGAGAAGTCTATCCATTCAAAATTAACGAAGATCTTACGATTACAATGCTTACTCGGTTTTTCCCCGCGGGTGGGGATGGTTCAATGGTCGCGGGTTCGGGGTCTGATTATAACCATATAATTTTGTGTGAAGATGACGGAGCAACCAATCAAGGTTATATCAGAACCTATTCAACCAGCGGAACAATGATAGATGAATACGCTGTAGAAAAATATGATGAAAGTTATGGAGGAGCTGATCTAAAAATCTATGGCAACAGTATTTTACAACAAAGTCCTTATACCAAAAGATTTTGGTTAATGACGATGAATTACACTGTAGGAAGTGTTGCATTTAGTGTTGATCCTGATGGCATGATTACAAAAGAAGGGCAGTTGCCCCTGTCTACTGCGAGTGAAGGGTTTAATGGGCAGCGTGCTGTATTTCTCCAAGGCCCCATGAATACTACAACAAACGGCTATGAAGGAATAAAACAAAAGCTATATGAATATTGGGCAATGGATGAGGCTGGTACAGCTAACCGTGTTGGAGAAATGAATGGAAATGAGTTAATCCAATACGCAGGAACAATTTCTAGTGTAAGTACAGCATTAGGAGATGCCACATATTTTGATGGAGCGTCTTATATAGATATTCAGCATCACTCGGGTACTACTGCTAATTTAATGACAAGAGAATTAGAAAATAGTTCGCAGTACAGCTTAACGGCGGAAATTTGGCCCGATGTTAATGATGCAGGGCAAGTTGTTTTTGCGCGACAAAGAGCTTCGTGGAATACCCATATGGACTTTATGCTGGAAATCACAGCAGACGGTTATTTTCAGTTTAGTGCGTATGGGCAAGATTGGGAAAACCTTGCAGCAGGGATGTATAAAACCTCTATTAAAGCAACAGACACTCCTATTACGGCTGGTAATAAATATCATGTTTATGTAACGTATGTTGGAGAGGAACAAAAACTCAAAATACGAGTTAATAATGGATTGTTGCATGAAGTTGGCCTGCCTCTTCACTGGAGTCATGCGGCATTTGTAGGGCCAGAAAACACATTTAGAGTGGGTGGCGGTAATCCCGTAAGCTGGAATGGTACTTATTTCTTTACTGGAAAAATTAAAAATTTGACATTTTTTTGGGATACACTTTCTTCCGATGAACAAGACTTTATGTATAATGACGGCAACAGCCGAACCTACGCAGAACTTTAATTGGTGATTTATGACTAAAAATGCCCAACAAGATGAGCAGTCGTATGACGTGACATATGTCGCCAAACTTACGGAATGGGAAAATGAGCCTACTTGTGCCGATCTGAAACAAGATCTACAAGATGCAACGCCTCATCACGACGCTCACGTTAATAAGGTCAATGTATGGCTAGACAATCTTAACGTTACTGGTTCTGCTCGAATTAAAAAAGAAAAAGGTCGTTCTACCATTGTTCCTAAGCTTATTCGAAAACAAGCTGAATGGAGATATGCAGCTCTTTCCGAAGCTTTTCTTTCTCACGAAAATCTTTTTGAAACTGCTCCTGTAACTTATGAAGATCGCCAGGCCGCTATACAGAATGGTCTGATACTGAATCAGCAGTTCAACACTCAGTTAAACAAAGTTGATTTTATTGACAGTTATGTGCGGACAGCGGTAGATGAGGGTACAGTTATTGTTCGCGTAGGTTGGGATTTCCAAGAAGAAGAGATAGAAGCGCCTAAAGAAGTATTACAACCTATTACTGATCCTGAAACATTGCAGACTCTTGTTGGGGCAGCTGAGCTTCTTAAGGAGAATCCCGCAAGTGAAGGAAACTTGCCTCCTGATCTTGTAAGAAATGTCAAAGCTTCAGCAAAAGAAGGGCGTCCTGTTGAGTATGTGACTGTAGGCACGGAAAAAACAACGCGTACGATTAAGAATCAACCAACCCTGGATGTGTGTGACTACAACAACGTAATCATTGATCCTACCTGCAAAGGTGACCTAACTAAAGCGAACTTTATAATTTACAAGTTTGAAACAAATTTGAGTGATCTCGAAAAAACAGGTATCTATAAAAACTTAGATAAGATTAAAATTGAACAATCTGCAATTCAGCACGATGCTTCGAATTACGGACAAGAAGAGACAGGATCCTTCAACTTCAAAGATAGGCCTCGTACGAAATTTAATGTTTACGAATACTGGGGCTACTGGGACATTGACGGATCCGGGCGAACTAAGCCTATTGTTGCTACTTGGGCCGGAGATGTCATGATTCGTCTTGAGGAATCTCCATTTCCTGATGAGGGGCTGCCTTTTATTGCTGTTCAGTATTTGCCTAAACGTAAAAACGTCTATGGCGAACCAGATGGGGAACTTCTTTCAGACAACCAGCAAATTGCCGGTGCTGTAACCCGCGGCATGATTGATATTATGGGCCGCAGCGCAGCTGGACAAACGGGCATTAAAAAGGATGCTCTCGATGTAACAAATCAACGCAGATTTGACAATGGACAAGATTACATGTTCAATGCACACGTTAACCCGGTGGAATCTGTGTATCACCATGTTTTTCCTGAGATTCCTGCTTCTGCTCAGTTTATGCTACAACTACAGAACATGGAAGCAGAGGCCCTGACAGGTGTTAAAGCCTTTCACCAGGGAATTACTGGAGAAGGATTAGGACGTTCTGCTACAGCAGCGCGTTCCGCTATTGATGCAGCCGGTAAACGAGAATTGGGTATTCTTCGTAGATTGGGCAAAGGTGTTATAGAAATTGGTCGTAAGATTATGGCCATGAATGCGGAATTTTTGTCAGAAGAAGAAATTGTAAGAATAACAAATGAAGAATTTATCACGATTAAACGTGATGATCTTGCGGGTCGAGTAGATATTAAACTACAAATCTCTACGGCGGAGACAGATAACGCTAAGGCCGAAGAACTGGCCTTTATGCTACAAACCATGGGCAATAACATGGATACAAATATGTCGAAGATGATTCTTTCGAATATTGCGAGACTGCGTAAGATGCCCGATCTGGCTAAACAGATTGAAGTATATGAACCGCAACCGGATCCGCTTGAGGAGAAGCGTAAAGAACTTGAGCTGGCTGAAATGGATGCGAGAATCCGTAAACTGAACTCTGAAGCGACAGAGAATTTGGCTGAAGCGGAGCTTGATACTGCGAAAGCACGAGAAGCAAATGCAGAAGCTGATATGAAGGATCTTAACTTTGTCGAGCAAGAGTCTGGAGTTACGCATGAGCGTAACCTTCAGCAAGACCGTGCACAAGGAGAGATGAATCTCGAAAGGGATCTTATCAAGGAAACTCTGAAAGGCGGCAATGCCGGTGGAAACACCACAACCCCCTAATCCATGAGTGGAGAGTAAAATGATTGAACAGCAAATTGAACAGATTGAGATTCAGCTAGAGCATGCCAAGAAAGCAATTGATAAAATGGAAGCTTTAGATCGTTTGTCCCATAACAAAGACTTTAAAGAAGTCATTATTCAGGGTTACTTTAAAGATGAAGCTAGTCGCCTAACTCTGCTGAAAGGTGATGTGAATATTGACGAAGATACTGAAAAACATTGCGAAAAAATGATTAATGGTATAGGCTGTCTTTATTCGTACTTTCAAATGGTTAAGCATTTCGGTGAACAAGCAGAAAAAGCCATCGAAGATGATAAGAACACTCGGGAAGAACTTCTGGCCGAACAGCTGGAGGGGAATGAATAATGAGTGACCAACAGGAAGCCTTATTTGAAACTCTGGACGATGAAGAGTTTCTAAAAGAATTTGAGAGAATAGAAGCCCAAAAGGCTTCTAACTCCAAAGCCTCAGAATCTGGTGTTCAGAATGAGGCCCAGTCCTTGGGCGACGATGGGAACGAAGGCGAGGAAGCTGGCGAAACAGGTGGTGCTGACGACAGCGATCTTGCTGGAAACGATTCGTATGCAGGCGAGGATTCTTCCGTAGAGGAAAGCGGAGATAAAGACGGCAATGATGACCTCCCAAAAGGCACTGGTGGCGTAAGGAATGATCCCCACCAAGGATCGTCAACCAACGACACGGATCCGGATGGTGAGGAAGATTCAACCGAACTTTATGATGCTGAAGCTACGGTTAACCAGTTGATGGCACCGCTGAAGGCGGCTAAACGTACCATTAATATCGACTCAGTTGACAAGGCCCGCCAGCTAATGCAAATGGGCGTTGACTACTCGAGAAAAATGGCCGACATAAAGCCTTATCAGCGGATGATAAAATCGCTGGAACGAGCTGATCTTCTAGATGAGAATAAGCTCAACTTTGTAATTGACCTTATGGCCAAAAAGCCAGAGGCAATACAAAAGCTCCTTCAAGACAGTGAAGTTGATCCTTTAGATCTGGACTTGGAGGAGGGCAGCACTTACAGGCCCAATGACAACATGGTTCCTGAGAATGAGCTTGCCTTTGATGCGGTGTTGGACGAAATTCGCCCTTCTCCGCATTTTGAGGTGCTTATTACTACGGTACAAAGTTGGGACAAGGCAAGTAAGCAAACGCTGCTAGACAATCCAGATGTGCTCCGACATCTTACGGCCCATATGGAAACGGGAATATACGACATGATCGTTAACCGTATTGAAGAAGAGAAGATTTTCGGAAAACATACTGGCCTGTCTGACCTGGATGTGTACAAAGCAGTTGGTGATGCAATGCATGCTGAAGGTGCTTTTAATACGGCACCCAATCAAGCTGCACCATCGGCCTCTGGTGAGTCCAACCAGGGTTCTAGCCAGGATTCGCAAGGATCGAATGACTCTAAGCGTAAAGCTAAGAGGCGTGCGGCAAGTACCCCGAAGGGCACACCGCCGAAAACGTCAACAAAACTTCCAGATTTCTCTAGGATGACGGATGAAGAAGTAGAGAATTTTGACTGGAGTTCGACGTTCCGATGAACCAACTTTGTGAAAGGAGATCACAATGAGCTTTGAAAATCCTCATATGTACAATGATCCGGCTGGAGGTACAGCTTCTGATGTAGGTAGTCAGATTCGTACCGACCATTACGACCGTAAAGCGCTCGTAGAGGCCGCGAAAGAAATGTACTTCGGCCAGATGGCCGATTCCATGTCTATGCCTAAGAATATGGGTAAGACGATTAAGAAATTCCATTATCTGCCGATTCTGGATGATCGCAACGTGAACGATCAGGGTATTGACGCTTCTAGTGTCTCTACTGTGGCTGGCTTTGTTGCTAACACGACCCAGGTGAAGGTGACTGTTGAGTGGATCAAGCCTGCTGCTGAAGGTGGCATGGCGTTCTACTTTGAAGGTGTCGCTACTGGCGCTGATCACGCGACTGCTCTTGGTCTGGCCAAGGCGGAAGCTGAAGGTACTGCGTGGGCATGGGCTATTCAGCAGGGTTATGTTGCAGCTGCAACAGCAAACTATGCCGCTGCCGTTGTCATTCTGGATGCCGCTGGTTGGACGACCAACGAGCTGAACTGGTCTGGTGATGGTACTACCAACTACGGAAACCTGTACGGTTCCAGCAAAGACGTTGGTACGATCCAGGCTAAGATTCCGGCTCTGTCGGAAACTGGTGGGCGCGTTAACCGCGTGGGTATGAAGCGTATCCAGCTCGAAGGCTCAATTGAGAAGTTCGGCTTCTTCGATGAGTACACCCAGGAATCTCTGGACTTCGATACGGATGCAGAACTTCTGATGCACATCACGGAAGAGTCTGTAAAAGCTGCGAACGAAATCACGGAAGATCAGCTGCAGATTGACCTGCTTAACGCTGCTGGCGTGGTTCGTTATGCGGGTGACGCCACTTCTACAGCTACTCTGGGCGGTTCTACTGCCGCAGGCAATGCTGAAGATGTAGTTGTCTACGACGATCTCGTGAAGCTAAGCATTGAGCTTGATAACAATCGTTGCCCGAAGAATACGAAGCTGATTGCTGGCTCTCGTATGACGGATACCAAGGTTGTGAATGCGGCTCGTTATGCCTACATTGGCTCTGAGCTTCAGCCTGCTCTGATGCGTATGACGGACTATCACAATGAGCGTGCGTTTATTCCGGTGGCAAAGTATGCGTCTGCTGGTAACGTGGCTCGCGGTGAGTTTGGTGCGGTGGATAACTTCCGCTTCATCGTTGTTCCTGAAATGATGCACTGGGCAGCTTCTGGCGCAGCCGTTGGCAATACTGCTGACGAAGTTTGCCGCTGGTCTGTTGACGAAGCGGGTGCCGCGAAGCTGGACGTATTCCCAATCCTCGTAGTTGGTGACGGTTCTTT